AACATTATCTCTTCTAATTTTACTATTAACCCCAAATCTTTCTAATTGAACAATACCAAATGCAGCGTTCATTTCACTTGCTTTCATATGGTAACCTAATACACTATATAAAAATTTATGGTCATAAGGTATCCCATCAACAACATGATTAAATCTATCATCCATAATCTCCGAATCATCTCCTAATCTACCCCAATCTCTATATTGTAAACATTTAGTAACATGTTTTTTATCATTATACATTACCATTCCACCTACTCCACCAGCTGTTATAACATGCGAGGCATAAAAACTTGTAGTAGCAACGTCTGTTACTGGGGTCTTAGTTAAAGTATCAGCTGAATCTTCAATTAGGAAAATATCATCTCTACCCATTTCAACTAAATATCTTTTTAATTTATCCCAATCTGGTTTATTACCAATTAAATTTGGTAACATAATTGCTGATGTATCATCTGTTACTTTAGCTATTACTTGATCTATAATAGCACAATATGTATCTAAACCTACATCAACAAATACAGGTACATACCCTAATTGAATAATTGGGGCTAAGGTAGTAGCAAATGTACAAGCAGGTGTTATTATTTTAGTACCTTTAGGTAAGTCTAAAGCAGCAATAGCTAATAAACAAGCTGATGATCCTGAGTTAACAAATACACCATATTTTTTACCGAATGTTTTTGCAATCTTTTCTTCAAATTCAATTGATTTAGGACCTTGTCCTCCTAACCAACCAGATTTAAGTGATTCTACTACAGCATCGATCTCTTCTTGACCATATGCTTCGTGTTTATAAGGGGCGTACCATATTTTTCTCATAATGTGTCGTAATAATTATTTTGTTTTATTTGTCTATCTATTTTTTTAGGGTGGTATAATGCTAACCCTTCCATATCAGGCAATGTGGCATATGTTTTAAAACCTTCTAATACCTCATGGACTTTATTTTTCCACTTTATTTCTGGTTTGTTTTTCCAAACACGCCATTGATAATCAGGCCAATTTACCCAACCTTTATCATTAACATTCCATCTCCACATTTGAATATGTTCATCAGTTAAACCTTCTACAGTATTAACTCTAGGGACTCTATACACTTCATTTTCGGGATTAGCCTCCAGTATAACTGGTAATTGTGATATTAAACTTTCATGAGGTAATTCATCAGCATCTATCTGGAATATATAATCACCAGTACATATTTTAGTTAATTTATTTTTCCATTCAGCAAAATGTCCATTAAATTCCCCTGGGAGCCAAGATATTTCACAATTGACTGATTTTGCTCTTAGGAATTGCTCTATGCCTTCATGACCATTTTTTATATCATATAGTATAACAATTTCATCTTTATTACGTTTATGTTTTAATAAAAAATTAACTAATGTTTGTATTTCTACAAATTCATTACAAACTGTTATTGCATAACTTATCTTCATATTTATTCTGGTAATACGCCAATATACGAAAGGGCTTCTATATAGTCACGTTCAATAAACATTTTCATTGTAGTCATGTCCATTTTATGTGTTTGACCCTTTACTTTAGTTTTTTCACCCTCTTTTAATTTAATTGCTTTTACAGCACCCCAACCCCATGTAGTAGAATTTGAGCCATTAGCAAATACCATTCCTTTATCTTCTATATTAATAGTGTTAGGAAGCCATATTAAATCTGTTTCTGGATCTGTCCAAGCTAAATCTTTATATAACTCAGGAAGGGTTTCTATTTGTTCTTTATGAAATTTTGAATTTTCTTTCATTAAGGTATTAGTCCAAAAACCACAAGATAAACTAAGAAAATTAGTAATATCTTTAGTTACTTCTGTTTTATAACAAAGATCACCTCCTGATTTAGGGCAATCTATAATAGTATCATGATTCATATTTATATTTTTTCTAATTTAGGTAATCCCAATTCAGGAAGATTTAACTGGACTTGTTTTGGAAATTCTGGTATATTTGCATTTAATATATTATTTATTAACTCATCCATTTTCTCCCAACTAAAATTATTTTTAGCATATTTTCTTTGTTGGGTTGATTTTTTTAATGCTTTCCCATATTTTTTGTATACTTCTGTAAAATATTTTCCTATATGAGCATCATCTGCTTGAAACCATTTAGATTCTTTGATTAACCATTTATTAGCAGCACTAGGATGAACTAGCTCTAATTGGCCAGGAATTAAATATGTATTATTTTTATGTAAAAAATCCATGTGTCCACTCCACCCTGAAGCAATTACTGGTTTTCCTGTTAAACTAAATTCTAATAAAGGTCTACCATATCCTTCACCTTTAGTTAGGCTAACCATTGCTTTAACTTTAGGGTTATTATATAACTCATTCATTTCACCATCTGTAAAATCTCCATTTAATATATAAATGTTAGGTAAATTTTTAGAATTAACTGATGTTTTTAAAAGATTTATTTTACTTAAAATATCTTCTCTACTAATATATGAAGTAACACCAGTTGTTGATTTTAATATTAATGCAGGTTTATCTTTTTTATTTTTAAATGTTTCTAAAAATGCCTTTATTAACTTACCTACATTTTTTCTATCATGCCCAAACTCACCTTGCATCCAATGACCTACAAATAAATAACAAAATGATTCCTTTACTTCATTTAAATTTACTGTTTTTATTTGATTTGATGGTATATTTTTGTAAATATCTAAATTAACTCCTTCAAATACAACATGAACTGGTCTATTTAGTTTTACTTCTCCTACAGGTTTATTTGTTTTAGGATCATTTTGAGTATATTTTGTTTGTTCAAATACTTTTTTAGAATGTTGAGATGATACCCAATTCATATTCATCCTATTTAACCCATTGATCCATTCAACTTCACAAGCAGTAGTTTCAATACCAGCTGTACATCCAATATTATATTTCCCTACAGGTTGGAATTCATTAGGTATTGTAACCTGCATCCAAATTTCAGGTTGAGTTTTTTGCCATTCAGGAGAAGCTAAATGATTTAATAAAAATCTCCATTCAGGGTGATCTTCACAAAAACCCCATAAAGTAGTACCCCATCTTTGAGATAATAATTCTACTTTATATTTGTCTGATTTAATAATAGATTTAATAACGTCTCTTGATCTAGCCCCATATCCTGAATATGTGTCAAATGGTGCTGATATAACAAATCTTGGTTTGCTCATTAGTATACTAGTTTATGGTTTAAATATCTTCCTTTATGTTCCGTTGCATTTATTATTTCGTATTTTTCCTTAGGTTCCCAAGTACTAAATAATTCATTAAATGCTTCTATTACTCTGTTAGCTTGATGTTTAGAAGTAAATCCTGCTTCATCACTGATAGCCCATTCTCTACCTTTTAAACCTCTAGCTTTTCTATCTTCAGGGGTTAGGTTATATACTTCTTTTAACCTTTTATATGCATCTTCCCATGAACATCTATCATCAAAAATGTAAGGTGTTGGAGGAGATCCTTGAATTGAATTTGAAGTTGGGTAAACTGGGAAAGCCCATTCACCATGTTCTTTATAAGTACCTCTATGATTTGAAGGAATATCAGCACTTGGTGTAAACCATTTTCCATTTTCATCAATAAACCTCATTTGGTCCTGCATACCTCCTGTTGTATTAGCTATAATTGGGGTACCTGATAATATTGCTTCTGTAATCGTTAATCCCCACCCTTCATTTGAAGTTAATAACATTTGAACATCTGCCATATTGTACAGATAATTTAATTGTTTATTGTTTAACTTCTGTGTTGAAAATTTTATATTATTAGGGTATTTTTCATTAAAGAAATATTCTTTTACTTTATTTAAATCAGTACCTGCTTGTGATACTACTTCAGTGTGAAGTACCATATAACACTTTTTAGCTTTATCTTCGGGTAATGAATCTAAGAAATGTCTAAAAGCTAACATTGAATCTGGGATTTGTTTACGTCTAATATTTCTTGAATTAAAAAATACTACAAATTCAGGGTTTTTGTCTCCTAAAACTTTATTTTTAAAACTTTCAAATTCTTTATATTCTTTACTTTTAGGTTTAATAGGATAATATTTATTAGAATTTAAACCATGAGGAATATACTTAAATAATCTTTTAGATTTTAGCCCATCTAAAACTAATTTATTAATATTAACTGTTTGTTTAGAAATACCCATTAGTAAATCACAAGCTTCATAATATGGTCTATTATACATTGGAGCAGGATAATCATCCCAAATATTTAAATAAGTAATTGGAATATTCTTACGAATTTCGTTTTCCATATTAAAAATATAAGTAAAATATCTTGGGTCTGTAATTAACATTATAGCATCAGGATTTTCTAATCTTATAATTTCTCTTACTAATCTTTCATCACCATAACCATCAACTGGGTATAGATACACAGATGAATCTTTAATACCCATTTGATCATTAGTATCTTGACAAAGATCTAGTCTTTTACCTTTTTCTGGGTGTTTAATAGCTCCTGCCATTTGTACCCAATTAAAATGGTGTGCAGTGTGCAACACTATTTCTTTTGCTACTGTTGCTACTCCTGAGTGTACTCTAATATCATCACATATTAAGAGTATTTTCTTCCTTTTGTCTTTAGGAATGTGTTTAAAGTCTTTATTCATTGTCCTTTATTTCGAGATTAATTTGATTAGTAATTTGTTTACGAAAATCTTCATCTGTAAGATACAAAAACAAGCTACGGTCGGCAAGTTTTTGAAAAGAAAATTTACGCTTTACACATTCAATTTTAAAATTCTCGAATAAATCGCTTTTAACTTTAACACTAGTTAGTGTCATTGGTTTTTTGTTTGTCATAATCTTTATTTTTTAAAACGTTTATTATACATATATAAGTATTACCCAAAATGTGCCCCTGCTCCACATAATTCTTTATCTTCCCCATAAGGGCAAAATGTACAATTCCATTTAGAAGGTGATTTTGGATAATTTATTTCTTTAATTTTACCACTTGAACTAAAACATTCTGTTATAAAACTATTAACAGCACTTTTAGCTCTATTTAATTTAATTTTACCACTTGGTGGTGTAAATTGTTGCACTCTATGAGCTTGATATGGTGACATAATCTTATCATCATCTATATCTAACACTTTTCTTTTTACTATAAAAAATTCAATTTCAATTTTATCTAAAGGAATACCATATTGTTCAGAAAAATATTGTTTGTATAAAATTAATTGAAAATGTTTATTTTCATCCTTTTTAGCATAACTATTCCAACCTTTAGTACTTGTTTTTATGTCGATTATCTTAAAGGTATCTGTTGTTTCACAATATGTGACAACATCTAGATACCCCATGTATAATACGTTATTATACATTTTATTTGGTGGAATAACAATAGGTATTTCACATCCTACTAAATATGTACCTTTTTTACTAAAGTATCTACTTCGTTTTTTCTTAAACCATTCTAATATAGCAACTCCATCTTCAAAAAATTCTCTCATTTCTTCTGCTGAAGAAAAGTGTTCATTTTTATTTGATTTATATTGGGATTGATATTCAGATATAAATTTATCCTGGAAGTATTCTTTTATATTTATTTCTCTATCAGCAAAAGCAAATGATTTATCATAAGATATATCTAAATAATGTTGCATTGTTTCATGTATAGCTGTTCCAAATACAGTATGAATGGATGAATTAAATCTTTTAATTTTATCCTTATATTGTAATTTCCACCTATATGCACAGCTTCTAAATATTGACATTTGAGAATAAGATATATTCTTTTGATATGCAAAATTTATAGGTTGTGGAGGATTATTTCTAATCTCCTTTACAATATTAGGTATTTTTTTAGCCAAACTATTTTTTCCATTTATCTCGGCCTACTAAAAGACCGATTATTCCATAATTGGCAATATCTATAAATGTATCTTGTATACCTTCACCTTCAACAAATGCTTTACCATTAATTAATAAGTTTTTTAAACGTGATATTTTATCAGTTAATCTAATACATAACCCAGTTAGTGAAAATTGTTTATCATCGCTGTTATTAACGATATCTCCACCTAAAGCTATGTTATTCAAACCA